ATGAGATGCAAATGTTAGCGCCAGATGGAACTGAAATCTTTCTGGGTAATCAGAAACTGGGTGATGGGACCGCGGAAGTGGATATCGGTTTTGATGAAGAGAAATGGTTTCTGCGCTTCTTCGAGTTTGGCGCCAGTGACCATGAAATTAAAGGAGCTCCGCTGGCATTTGAAGGAGAGTCTGGATTGGTGATCACCGGTAGTGTGCAACATCCCGGTATGCCAGCCAAGCCTTTTATGCGGCCAGCTGCCGACAACAAAAAAGACGAAGCCAGGGATGCAGCCGGGGATGTCTTCCGGAAAGAGATCGATAAACTGGTGGAGAGCAGAAATGGCTAGAATTGACGAAGCGCTGTATGCATTGATTACCGCGGATGCCGGATGTCGTGAGCAGCTCGGGACGCGGGTTTATCCGTTGATGATCCCGCAGAATGCTGCTCTGCCGGCTGTTTGTTACCAGACCATCACCACACAGCGGAAATATTCCCATCAAGGTCCTACACTGACACCAGCTGCCAGAATTCAAATCACGATCAAGGCTGCCAGTTATGACAACGCAGTCGTGGTTGGGAATCTGATCCGGACTCTTTTGGAAGGTTACAAGGGTATAAGCGGTGGTGTTCGCCTGGCTGGTGTGTTTCTTGAAAATGAATATGATGGTTTCAACCTGGACACCCGCAGTTTTACGGTGCGCCAGGATTATCGAATTCAATATTATGAGGAGTAAATAAAATGACTGATGCAACCTGGGCATGGGATACCGTGCTACAAATGAAGCGTTATGGTGAGGCTACATTCATCAATATTGCGCGTGTTGAAGACCTAGATGGTCCATCCCGGACCAGAGAGAGTATTGAAAAAACTCATTTGCGAAGTGCAAATAAGTTTAAAGAGTTTATCCCCGGGTTAAAGGACGGCGGCGAATTGAACTTCACTTTGCAGTATGACCCTTCGGATAGCTCACATGATGCGACCACAGGATTGGAAGCTGCTTACGATGATGACAAAAACGCAACCTGGCGGGTTCTATCTCCGATCACTGGAATTGTTGGCCGTGAAGGATGGGAGTTTGAAGGGCATATCACCAAAATGGGATTGAAATTTCCCATGAATAACATCATTGCCCAGGAGGTTTCCATCAAGATCAGTGGGCCAGTAACCCAGGATGATTATGAGTTCAGCGAAGATTCGGTGTAGGCAATGACAGAGAGACTGGAAGTTTCCAAAACGATTGAGGACGTGACCGGAGAACGAACCGGGCAGCGCGCTCTTTTGATTCTGGGCGGTCTCTCTGGCCAGCACTGGAAAGAAACTGCCAGAGAAATCAACCCTGATTTTCTGCTGGGTGTGAATGGCGTGAACGCGGTCATCCCGGATCTGGATTATTGGCTGTGCATTGAGAACATGCGGGCCACATTCAGCCGTGCCAGAAAACATAAGGATCCCAGATATATGGCCATCGTGGAAATGTTCCTGCGCTTGGGTCCAAAGATCAGATTTGTGAATCGCAACAGCGTGCACCTTTTGAAGGATCTGAATAATGTCATCACTGTGAATCGCGGGTATGGATTGCCGGTGGAAAGGCTGCCAGAAGATTTCTCATTGCGGAAATTTGGCAAAGGTTTGCTGAATGGTCCTGCCAGCAAGCGCGGGGTGGATGTGGCCAAAATTGGCATCGGTACGGTGGCGCTGCAGGCGTTTCACCTGGCCGGTATTCTGGGCGCAGCTGAGATCCACACGATTGGCTTTGATCTATGCTTTGGCAAAACCCAGCACTGGTATGAATATCCGGAAACATATAAACCGGGCCGGTATTTTGGGGAAAAATCCTTTGTGCAATATATGGATCTGAAAACCACCTGGCAGTGGGTGGATACCGCGGAATATATGCGGTCATTGAAGCCATTGATGGAAACGGCCGGAATCACCTGGGTGGATCACTCGGATGGATTGCTGCAGCGGATGAAGGTAATTTGATGGGCAAAGTATTCTACATGACGAATCACCAGGGCAAATCCAACAAGCTGGCACAGGCTTTGATTGATGCTGGCTGGACGCGCTCCGGCACGCCAGTGCACCCGAGTGTGAAGGTGGCTTTGTTTGATCATGATGTGGGTCCTGGTGGAATCGGTTACCGGCCACCTTTGAACGAATTGAAACGAATAGGCACGCCGGTGATGATGTTTCCGCACGCAGCGCGGCCGAATCTGCAGTGGGATGGCATGTATCCGATCTGGCCGGGCACAAAGGTGATGTTTACCTCCACGGAAACGCATGGAGAGGTAATGGCGCGTTATGGCTACCCGATTCCGACTGAGCCGATTGGCTGGATCTTCTGCGATATGAAGCCATTCCAGAAGCCGGAGATTGAGGGGAAGATCAAGGTGCTGTTTGCACCGATCCACCCGAATAATAACGGATTCTTACACCCGATTGATAAAGCCATCAATGCCAGTGTGTACTCCACTTTGATCATGACGCCTGGCATCAAAGTGAAAGTGCGGCATGTGAAGCGCGCTGAGCTGAATGGATTGTGGCATGTGCATGGCGTTAGCTGGAAGCCGGGCAACACAGATATTGCGGATTGTCTGGCGGATATTGATGCTGCTGATGTGGTGGTTGCCCACCAGACTCTGGCTTATATGGCTGTTGCGCGTGGAAAGCCTTTGATCATGTTTGGCGATCAGATGGTTCCCAGAAGCGGTAATGACATGAAAAACATGAGATTTGCCAAGAATTACGATAAATACCGCGATTTGATGAAATACCCGGCAGAAGCGGAAAATGCCAGAAATGGGCCGGAGATGCTGAAATTGATCCAGCGTGTGATTGGCAAGGATGTTGGGAAGAGCTGGCGGAAGCGGATGGTGGGGGAGCCGTTCGATGCGGGCAGGTTTGTGGAGCTGGTGGAGAAGTATTCTAGTTGATAGCTCAAAGGCGAAAGGCGAAAGGCGAAAGGAATTAGTATTGAGGGTTGAGGGTTGAGGGTTGAGTGTGGATAGTTGAAAGCTGAAAGCTGAAAGGCGAAAGGCGAAAGGGCATCAACGAATAGGAAACGAATGAACGAATAAAAGATGATGCAAGGCGAAAGGAAAAGATGAAAGGGAAAGGAAATAAGATGAGCAATTATTTGAGCAAGGAAGAGTTTTTGAAGAAACGACCATCCCGGTTTGAGGATGTGGAGATCCCGGAGTGGGATGCGAGGGTGCGGGTGCGGGAGTTGACGTCAGCAGCTCGTGACAAGTGGGAGCAATCCAACCTGGAGGATAAGGGCAAAGGGCAAATGAAGCTCAGGCTGCAGAATGCCAGGGCGCGTCTGGTGGCGCTTGCGGTGATCGACCCTGAATCGGGTGAGCTGATTTTCTCGGATGAGGATGTACTGGCGATCGGCGGTCAGAGTGCTGCGGTGATCGATCGGATTTATGATGTGGCTGCACGTTTGTCTGGCATTACAGATGAGGATATTGAAGAACTCACAAAAAACTAAAGCAGCGTCAGCGAAGGCGATTCGCTTTTAGGCTGGCGCTGGCGATCGGTGAATGGGATGTGGATGGAATGATGGAGAGTATGCCGGCACACGTATTGGATGAATGGATTGCATTTTATAACCTGGAACCGTTTGGTGCGTTTCAGGATGAGTTCCGCGCGGGTATGGTTACCTCTATGATTGCCAATACCGCCCGGGATGAGAAAGAAAAGCCCAAACCATTTCAACCAGCAGATTTTATGCGTGAAATATTCGCAGAAGAAATACAACTTCCGCCTGAAATCGATCCTGTAGAGAAATTAAAGAAGCTTTCCAACATTTTTTCAAGTTTCGGCGCAAAACGATTGCCGGGGACGTAACTATGGCGACTTTAGCAAAGCTGGTAGTAAAACTGGTAACGGATGTAAGTGAATTTACAAAGGGACTTGATTCGGCGTCCAAGAAGCTGACCAAGGTTGGCGAGAGTATGGAGAAGGTTGGGCGCGGCATGACAATCGGGTTGACCGTACCATTGGTGGCAGCCGGTACAGCCGCTGTGAAGTTGGCCAGCGATTTGGAAGAATCAAGAAATAAAGCGAATGTCGTTTTCGGAGAGATGGCACAGGACGTTCAGAAATTTGCAAGCTCGGCAGCAACTGATATGGGTATGACACAAAACGAGGCATTAGGATTTGCAAGTACTTATGGTGCCATGTTAAAAAATATGGGATTGGGCGCGGATGAGGTTGCCAAAATGAGCAAGGCTTTGACTACACTTACCGCAGATTATGGATCGTTTCACAACCTGAGCGCTGAGGAGGCATTTGAGAAGATCAAAGCCGGGTTGGTTGGATCCTCCGAACCACTGAGAGCATTGGGCAAGGATTTGACTGTGACCGCTGTACAGGCTTATGCATTGGCGAATGGAATCGGGTCGGCAACCGGAGAATTGACCAATTCAGAATTGGCACTGGCCAGGTATGGATTATTGTTATCCCAGTCCAAAGATGAGATGGGTGACTTTGTAAATACATCGGATGGGCTGGCAAATTCCTCCAAGATTTTAGGAGCCTTATCCAAAGAGTTGATGACAAGTTTTGGTGAGGAGTTGGTGCCAGCGGTGACTGATTTAATCAATGTATTAATTCCTATGCTTAAAAAGTTTAATGAAATGGATCCTGCAATAAAGAAAGGGATTATTAGTTTTTTGATGTTTGTGGCTGCCATTGGTCCGGTATTGTCTGTGGGTGGCAGATTGCTGCAAGTCGGTGGATCAATTACTAAGATGTTCGGTGCTAAAACAGCAGCTGCGGCCGCAGCCGGAACTGCAACAACAAATCTAGGTTTTTCATTTGCCGGATTGGCTGCCAAGCTGGGACTGGCAGGAAAAGGACTTGCTGGTGTGATGTCTTTGTTGGGTGCAGTCATTGGACCTGCAATTGCGTTAGGGATTGCGATTGCCGGATTGATCCTAGTCTGGAAGGCTTATGGCACTGAGTTCCTGGAATCTATCAAGATTATTTATAACGGTTTCATGGATGTGATTGGTGCGTTATTTAAGAACGCGATTGATTGGGGCAAACGCTTCCGCGAGCAGGGTAAATCTTTGATGCTTGGGATTGTGATGGGCATGGCTCAGGGAATCTATAACGGAGCCAGCGCGATCTGGAATGCTCTACTTAATACAATTTTCAAACCGTTTGTTTTTGTAATTGATCAGATCAAAAAATTATTGAAGCTTTCTTCTCCCTCAAAAGTGTTTGCGGGCATCGGCATGAATATGATGCTGGGATTGGCTGAGGGGATTGAGAAGTACGCTCCTAAATCAATTGATGCGAATATCAACGCGGTCAATGATCTGACAAATGTCAGCTCTAAGGGAATTGTAGCCGGTGGCATAGGCGCGAGCGTGAATATTAGTGAGATCAGAATCCAGGGCGATCTGAGCGAGAGTGCCAAGATCAGCCTGCGGAAAGAGATCCGTGCAATCTTTGGCCAGGAATTGAAGGCGGTGCTGGAATGATGCATACATTTGAGTATCAGTTAGGGACCTCACAGGAATTGCTGGCGGATCTGAGCGATTTATATACTGCAATTCCGATTCCCCAGGCGACGTACCGGGCCGGATCGGAGCGGATCACCCTGGCGAGTGGCAAGGTGCGTGATTTTGGATTTCCCCAGGCTGCCTGGAATTTCCCAATGCTGACACTTTCCCAGCGGGATTATCTGCGCACCTTCTGTGAGGATACGAGTGCGACGGTGTATGTGAGGACCTCCACGGATGGCGATGATCTGGAATATAAGACTTTCCAGGCGGTGATGGTCTGGCCGGATGAGGAAGATATCCGCGCGGAGCTGGTGTTTGATCTGTTGATTAAGTTTCAGTTTATGGTGGAGCAGGAGGAAGAGAGTCCATAGTTGACAGTTGACAGTGGACAGGCTAAAGGCGATAGGCGAAAGGAAAAGAGGTAGAGAATGAGTTCGAGAGCAAAATTATTTGATATCAGTACATACCAGGAGAGCGATCAGATCCCTGGTGATGTTGATTATGATCTGCTGGCATCCAGGGTGGATGGTGGCTTTATCCGCATGATGAGCGGGAAAGTATTCGACAGTGATTTCAAACGCTTTTATAATAATTTGAAGGATAAAACGATTCTCTCCTCGTACACCTGGGGGCGCTGGAAAGAATATGCAAAGCCTCAGGCGATTGAAGTTTGCGCTGCGCTGAAAGACTACCCAACTGAATTCCGACATGCTTTAGATTTTGAGAAGTATCTTGGTGATCCGGTGTTGCCGAGCAATTATAATATTGTGCAATGGTGCCTGGATTGGGGGGATGTTTACCGGGAGAATTTCAACGAGTGGCCACTGCTTTATATCAATGGCGATATATCGTTACGAATCAAGGCATCCAAACATCCGCGTTTGAATGAATTATTTGAGTGGCCGTTATGGTTTTCCTTCCCGGGTGCTGAATCGGTCATATATGCCAATGGTTATCTGGGAGGGTGGAAGGAATGGACCTTCTGGCAATACAGCTGGGCCGGGGATAATAATTCCTACAATGGCATGGAATATTACGGGGTTGAATCGCACGGAATTGATTTGAATTATTTCAAAAGTGACATCAACGCATTTAAAGAATGGGCTGGAATCGTTCAGATACCAGTACCAACCCCTACGCCGGGGGTCGATATCAGCGCGGAGCTGGCGGTGATCCGGGGTGAATTGAATATTATCGAGCAGAAGGTATCCTAATGGCACGAGCTGCTACCACTGAGGAACTGGCTTTACTACGATCTGATCATCAGCGATCAAAACTTTACCTGGCAATTTACAAACCGGTGAGCGTGTACACGGCGCGGGTGAATCAGAGCACATTCGATGACCCTGTGACTGAGATTACGTTTGACGGGGGAACCGGTACGCTGGATGATGTGCTGGTGGGGATGACTGTGCTGGTGGGTACGAGTGCCGGAGCGGATGACAAGGGGAAAGTCTATATTCGAAAAACACCAGGTGCGAGCACGTTTACTATCAGCCCGACCTCAGAGATAGGGTGGGCAGATAATGATTACCTGACCGTGCTGGATGATTTTGAACTGCGAACCAAACAGCCCAGTTTGGCGGGCGAAACCTTATATATTGATTGGGATGTGGCTTACGACGACCAGCACGAGGAGTTTGACCCGGTGGCTGTAATGGGTCCGCATGCCGTATTGAAACTGACGGGATCCACGGTGGACTTTGAACCGGATGGATCGGACAGCTGGGTGCTGGGATCGACGATCAGCGCTTACGCCTGGCTTGCTCCTGGAGCGAGTGCCACGTCGAATCTGGATACCGATGCTCCCACGATCACTTATAATGCGGTGGGATGGTATCGGGTGAGTCTGACCGTCACGGATGCCAATGGCAAAACGGCGACCGGTTACCGCAGGGTGTATGTTTATAATGATGCCAATTTGCCGGTTGAAAATTTTGAGCTGGTGAAGTGCATGGGTGATGTTGAGAACGGTGGTTGGGAGTTTGAGATCACGTTATATGACGAAGCGGACATTGCAGATGTGTATCCGGGAGCATTGTGTTTGCTGTTTGCTGAGGATTGGTATGGATCCACGAAGCAGAGTTTGGGCCCAATAGCCGGCTATGAGAATCTGGTTTGCGTTGGCCGGATCGATGAAGAAACGATCGAATATGATGGGCAATCAGGCACGGTGGTTTTTGCGGTGTATGGTCCGCAGGGCTGGATGAAGAAAATTAGCAGCTCGCCGGCGATGTTTACCTCTGCGGATGATGAGGCCACGTCCTGGAGCGAATTTGCCAGCCCGACCGTGGATAAAGCACTCTTCCATCTCCTGCATTGGAGATCGAATGCCACCCAGATCATGGATGTATTTTTGAGTGGGGACACCAGGCGCATGCCGGAGATTGATCTGGACATTGGCTATATCTGGGATCAGCTGGAAATACTGGCCGAACGCCGCATGCTGGCGAAAGGTTGTTGTGATCGCTTTGGGAGATTGTTTGTAGAGATCCCGGGGCAATTATTGACAACAGCTTCCAGGAGCGGAATCGCAACCGTGATGGCAATCAGCAAAGATGACTGGACGGGAAATATCAACATCGAAAGCCAGATTCCACAAGTCGCAATGGCGGAGCTGGCCGGAATACGCGATGATACACCAGAGCAAGTTCTGATGAGCCGGGCGCCGGGAAGTATTGTTAAGAAAATAGGCGCATTTGAGAGCTGGGATGGATTGGTTTTCGATAACCAGGAGCATGCCAATTCTCTGAGCGGTCTGTTTCTGGCCAGAGAAAATAACCCTTACCCGTATGTGGATATCAACCTGGCGCAAAATAACCGCATGATGGATGTGGTCCCGAATCAGTATGTTACGCTGAGTGTAGCGCCGGCCGATAACCCCAGGAAGATAACCTGGACGAACAAGAAATTGATTGTAAAAAGGATCGAGCTGCAGCACGATGCCAAAGCCGGTATGCTTACCTCTGAGCTGGAGTGTGAGGCTGATACGGATGGACCGGCGGGGGTGACGGTGATACCGCCGCAGCCAATGCTTGAAGGAGAAACGGAGATAGAATTCCCTGATTTTGAAGATTATAGCTGGCCGGGATTACTGCCGGGAGATTGGAATTATAATCCGCCCTTCTTACCGCCTGAGCCTGTGGATGAAGATTATGGGATTGATTGCCCTGATGATGCAGAAGAAAACGGACCGTGGACACGTGATCTTGGCGGATTAGTTAATATCAGTGCTTCAGAGTATTCGAGTATCACATTCAATTACAACTGTGTTTTGCGATCGAGTGATCATGATCATAAAAGCAGATACGAAATTCATGGTCAGTTTTTAGAGTGGGATGTTGATCTCAATGGGTGGAAACAATCGGATAAGGATGACTTTTACGTAGTATATGCACTCGATATAAATAACAACGTGGTTGCTACAGGAGTTAAAGACGAAGTTACTTCAAACGTAATGCGATCTGGCACTTTCAATAATGCTGGAAACAAGCAAATTGCCAAGATTAGAATTGAGATTGCCTCGTCACAAAAATTATATCCAGAATTGGCGTTTATCGGCCCTTATGGGATCTATTCTCCTGTAGCACCAGATTCCTATGAACAGGGAATATGGGGTACTGGATTTTGGTTAACATTTGTGCATGAGGCAATTAATGTTCGTGGAAATTATGCTTATGATCCGGGTGTCCGATTGGTCGGTACATATCCAGCTGGAACCAGATTCTCATTTACAGAAGTTGGTAGCGTTGATATGACATATTCGCCGGATAGAATCATATCAAAATTGTCTCTTATTTTTGCTGGTCATACAAATCAAGAATTATCTTATGACAATTATTCGATGGTTTATAACAAAAATTCTGAATACGTGTTGCCTATAGATTATTTAAACCCAGCTTTCACCTATTATTTTGAAACAGTGGGGAGCCCTTATAGTTATGTCCCTTGCAAAACTGTTCATTATATCTGGTGCAAAATTGCTGCATCACAGGAAGTTAACTTTTCACACTTCAAATTATATAACGTCTGTTCGGTGGTGGAAGAATGAGCAATTTGCGACGTACTTTCAAAAGTAAGATGAATGAGAGAGCCATTGCTCCGACTGTTTATCGTGGTGTTTTAGGTGATGGAAATGGAAAAGTTGATGCTGGAAATGGAAAGGCTTTTGTCCGTATTGCTGGTTCGGTAGATAAGGCTATCTGTAGTGGTGTAGCGTATGTAAATAACATGAAAGTTTGGGTTGGATATACAGCCGAATTACCGGAGACTTTGAGGGTGTTCGGGCAGATAGCAACATCAGGCACGGATTTTGTAGATGGTGTTGGAAAACACGCCGTGCAACATGAATGGATGGGATCTGGTGTTCTCGGTGGCACAGACGTTCTCAATGTGCACCTACAACAATTTTTACCACTAAAAGTAATGCGATATTCAGACCTACAAGTTTTGGTTTATCCGGGCATCGTCTGGTTGGGCTCTGGTTACCATCTTGTTGCTGATACAAATGCTCAAGGCAAGCCTATCCCACAGATTATTGATCTACTAACTTACAATGTGCCTGTAGATAAAGAAAAGTATCTGCTTATCACCATTAATAATACTGGTGACCTTGAAATTATTGTAGGAGATGAAGTCGATGAAGGCACTATAACTTTAGCAAATATTCCTGCTGCCACGTCTACCACCCTCTATAAATTGGCGGCTGTTCGCAGATATGCCACTCAGACTTTATTGGTGGAAAACAGAGAAGGTCAGGATATAGTTGACTTGCGTTTCCCAATGGTTCACAGCCACCCTTCAGGAGAAATTACGGGGATAACATGGGATGAAGTAAATAAAACTGGTAGTGATTTAGCTGATTTAGAGACAAAAAGTCATACTGAGCTGTCTGACATAGGTACAAATACCCACGATGAAATTGATGATTTCATTTTGGATACTAATACAAACTCGGCTTTTGCAACAATACAAGCCGAGGGTGATCTAATATATGGGATCGAAGTTACAACACCAGATACAAATCACGCTCTTGTTGCAAGCGGGGCTTCCGCTACAGGTATATCTGTATGGTCTGGTTTCGTTGCCAACAATGTTATTGACGGAGATGATTCAACTTATTGGGCAGCAATGTCAGATCCCGTCACAGACGACTGGATTTATATCAATCTGGGGCAAGTGAGAACCATCCATCGTTTTAGGCTTTATCAAAAAGGTTCAACTTGGAATGCCACAGAATATAAAGTGCAAGGCAGTTCTGATGGCACATCGTGGACTGATATTGAAACGATCACTGTTACATTAGCAGATGAAACAAAAACATTTGCATCTGCTCAAACATATCAATATTTTAGATTTTATGCAACCGCGGGTGGTTCAAGCTCCTGGAATATTTACACGATAGAATTAATCGAAGTATTTGATACAGAAACGTTTCTAGAACGGCTTCCTATTGGTACTCAGAATCAAAATTTAGTTGTTAGTAGTGAGGGATTACCTAAATGGGAAAATCAAGATCACGATGCTGTAAAGATTGATGGCATCGAAGTTGATCTATCAACAATTTCTGATGGCAATGCTCTTGTTTATGATGCATATACCGGAATGATATTGCCAGGTGAAGGCGGTGGTGGGGGTGCTTCAGCCATGAGTGATCTTACCGACGTTGATCTGACTGATCTGGCGGATGGTGATATTCTTGTCTATGATGAAACATCAGGGGATTGGTTACCAGAAACACCTGCAAGT